AAACCCGTATCCATTATTTTTTGAGTTGGGTTTCCGCCTGTAATGTAATTCTGCGTTTTTATTGCATAATTTCCACTCTTAACTATTGGGTCAAAAAGAATAAAGTTAAAATCGTCAGAATAATAAGTTGAATTGAATAGTATCCCATTTACCTTGGTTTCAAAATTTGGATATGGGGATAAATTAGCCACATCACCTTCAACCAATCCTAAATTAGAAAACTCTGTGGTGTATTCATTACGATTTGCAATAACCTCAACGGTATCTATTGGCGTATCGTAACGAATAGACATATCATTTAAAATGGGCGTAAAGTTTGTCGGTATTGTTTTTACAACGTTTTCAACAGCATTTGTTACATAATTGCCCGATTCATTAAAAATATCAAATGAGGCGCTATCTTGATATGTTGAATTATTTATAATTACCCAACCGTTTTGAGCGTAAAAAATACGCGAATTTATTGTTTTTAAGGTATTTATAATGTATTTATCTGCGGTATCAAAAGCTAAATCAAAGCCATTGCTATAAGGAAATAACCATTGTAAAAAGTGCATTTTAGTATAAGACGAAGCGGGAGGTGATATGGCTGCGTGATATGGTTTTAACTGAATATCATTTGATATTTTATAAGGTAAAAATTGCGGTAAAAATCCAAGTACATTGTCTATGTATTTAATAACATTAGACTGGCTAATTATCATAGCAACTCCGTCAGTGGTATAAATATTTTTAAGAGTACCTAAAAGATCGGTAGCAATAAGTTGATAGGGTACGGGTACAGAAGAAATGCGCTGCTCATAGGTGGCATTTGAAAGGTATCCCTCCCAATAGAGTTGCATTCCGCCTATATTATTCTCCATTCTGAATTCAACCTTGAATTTAGACGGGGTAGTATTATTTAATATATCGTCAATATCAACCTGCTTAACGTTGTCAGAATACAGGTTTATTTCAAGGCGTGATGCCATGATATTATTGTAAATATCATCGGTATTGTCCCAATATAAAATGGCGGGTTCTTCAGTTCCGATAATGTTATTATCGTTTACTGTGATCGCATCCGCCACTCCATCTTTATAGATCGAGATACGGTGTTTTCGATTGCCATTAATATTGCTACTAAAGTTGAGATTATAAATTAATCCGTAAGCCATTATCCTGTAAAGTTACTGCGTTGGTTGTTTGCGCGTTCAACTGCGACCACTAAGTCTTGACCATCAAGGCGGAATTGTCCAGCTATATTTAAAACATTACCCCTTGGTGATATATTTCCAAGACCAATATTTGTACCGAGTGATGGATTGATTGGAGCGAATCCACCAAAACCTCCGCCACCTCCTAATCCTGAGAAACTTCCAAATAATTTTGTAAAAGAACCCATGCCAGGGAATATAGCGCTCAAAATAAGTGCTGCTGCCGCTGCTGCCAACAATCGAGAAATTAATTGTTTCAGCATATTCATTAATGATTTAAGCACTGGCTCGCCATTAAGCATTGCATCAAAAGCGCTTGTTAATCCTTGACCAATAGCATTAAAAAACGACTGAAAACTTAATCCCATTTTAGCAAAACTCTCGTGCATTCTTTGTGTTTTTTGAGTAACACTATCAAACGAGTTTCCGATTATCATCAAACCCGTAGCGGCTGTACTTTGAACTTTACTGGTTAAATCCTTAAAATTAAATGAACGTTCAAGTGAACCACCAAAACCACCGCTTGAACCAGCACCTCCACCAGCAGCCACTCCAGTATTGAAGAACTCCATAAACTTCTTACCAGCATTTACAACCTTGTCTTTAATGCCATTCAAGAAATTATCAATATCATCACCTGTAACGGGATTAATTGGATCGGCGACTTTGGCTCTTTGAACACCAGCTTTTAGATTTTCAAAAAGTATTTCCCCAGCATTTTGAACCAATCCAGTAGCCTCTTGAACAATGGTATCTATATTGCTAAACGCTGCGTTTAATGCACCCGTTATACCCTCTTGAACCAAATCAGCATCAAGAGTGAAAACTCCCTTGATTACTTTACCAACGTTTTTAAAGCCTTCAATTATGTTTTCAGCGACTCCTTTTATTATGCGCCAAAGGGATTGAAAAGCAACTTTTCCAATTTCAAATATTGATTTAAATATTGCGCCAATCGATTGAATCACTATTCTGAACCCTTCTGATTCATTGTATAAATCAATGAAGTAATTGATCACATCAACGATCGTTTGTTTTACTGGTTCCCAATTTTTTACAATCGCATAAGTAACGCCTGCAATAGCAGCTACAACTAATCCAATAGGCGAAATCAAAAAGCTAAGAGCTGCGCCAATTTTACCAATTAAAAAAATCAGTGGCGGTATCGCAGCTGCAAAAGCACTGACTGCAATTACAATCTTCTTCGTGGCTTCATCCATATTGATGAAGTTTTGAATGATCTGATTTACTTTTTGCACCACCTTAGTTGCAGCTGGCAGCATAATTCGACCAAAGGTTTCAGCTAATTCTTTAAGCGAACCTTGAGCAATTCTCAGCTGGTTAGCCATTCCCCCTGAAGTGCGAGCAAAATCACCCTGAGCGTTTGCAGTTACCTTCATAACATATTGCATACGCAGCATGATTTTCTCTTGCTGGGTCATCTCCTTAATGGTCTTTCGGATACCTTGATCCATGGCGAATTGCTGAAGATTTACTTCAGTCATAACAATACCCAAACGTTTAAGGGATTCTGTTTCGCCTGTAAATACTCCACTCAATGCAGTGGTTACTTCTTCAATATTTATGTTTTTAAAAGAAGATAAATCACCCGCTAAAGAAGTCAGTTGTATAGCTAAGTCAGCCGCACTGTTTTGACTCACGCCCATTCCAGTAGCCATATCACCGAAAAGTGCGGTCATATCAAGCGCTTGTGATCGAGCAATACCAAAAGATTTAAGTGCGGTGTTCGCGAAATCTTCAACGCTTTTTGATGAATCTCCAAAAGCAACTCGAACTTTATTGAGTGATTCTTCAGCATCTGAAGCGAATTTAATCGCAGCACCTCCAGCAATACCCAACGGAAGCGTTAATCGTGTGCTTAATGATGCACCGATTGCACTTACATTTTTACTGAATGAATTGAGTTTTGCTGATGCTACTGAAAGAGATCGATTTAAACTGCTCGCATCCCCTATTAAATTAACCCGAAGTTTAGAATCCGCCATTGATAAGTATTTGGCTCAAAGTTAAGAATTCTTAGCCTTTGTATTTTTACCGAAGTTAGCGGCGATCTCCCGCACTTTCTCAGGCGAAAGTACCTCAACCTTCTTAGATCGCTTGTAGTACACGTCTTGGGGTAAAGGAATGAGTTTTTCGGGCTTTATCATCTGCGACTTTTTACCCACGTTCACGTTGTGGATCATCGTGGCTAAATACCGCAAACGTTCCCATTCAAGGTTTTGCTTTATATTGAATGATTCACCAAGTAGCTGGTTTTCTTTCCACGTCTGCGCCCAAAACTCTTTTGGTGAAATGCCGACCTGACCGATATAGTAATCCAGCAGGTCATCCCAAGTAAAGGGCTTATCTACTTTCCCGCTTCTTTTGGATTGCGTTCGATTCCCATATTCATATCGTTTCCAAGAATACGAGATTCAGTCATTGCGCCAATCATAGCTTCGAGTTGCTCTGCATCTACGTCCTCAAGCCACATTCCGACCTTGAATTCGTTGTAATCGACTTCGTTGCCTTCTTCTTGATCGTGTGCTAAAAGCCCAGCATAAACCAAAGCACGAATCGCCTTGATGCTTAAACCGTTGGCGAATATTTCACCAATACCCTCTAAGCCTATGCCCAAAGAATCGGTAAAATTTGCCCAAAAGTTCATTGAAAAGTGAAGGGTGCGTTGTTTGCCACCCAACTTGATTTTGTGGTATCCTCTTTGTTTTGTCATTGTTTAAGAATTTGTTTTGCAAAAAAAAGGGGCGATTAAGCCCCTTGTAGTTTATTTATGTAAGGCTTATGGTTCTACGCCTTGAGTGATAGCACCAGTGGTTACAATCGTTCCTGAATAGCTAACTGGGCTTTCCATATCGGCAGTAATTTCGATTGAAGAAATAATACCGAATCCGCTGTATTTATCATCTCCAGCTACGTCAGTTGAGAATTCCCAAGTAACCTCAGTACCCGCAAGCAGTTCGTCTGAGATATCACCGATTTGTGATCCTGATCCAGCATCGTAAGCAACCAAACCTTCGAAGCTGATTTCTCCTGACTTAACCCCTGCGATCAAGTCTTGGAATCCGCCTGAATCTTTAGTAGTTGCCTCAGGCGTATCAACCGATAGTGATAACGAGCATGAGGTGCTGTTAAGCATTTTATTACCATCTACTTTTACGGATAGTAGTGAACCGTTGAAAATTCCTGAAGTAGCCATTCCTTATTTTTTTGTAAAGATATTAATTATTTTATTTTTGGTTTTCGCCCCCCAAGACTTCAGCTGCTGCCATTTGGTTTTAAACCACGCTTTGGTTTTAACCCATTTAGCTTTGAGCCACAGCTTCACCTTCTGCATCTTCGGCAATGATTTCGTACTCGCCTGTTTTGATATCGACTGTGATTTTGCCGTACTCGCTTTCGAGGGCTTCTTTGATTTTGTTGAGTTTGCCATTTTCTTCGTTAAATGCGTGAAGCAGTCCGTGCTTTTGTATTTCTACTTTACCCAGTTCTAACTGGTAAGCATTGACTGTTTCGATCGCTTTTTGCAATTCCTTTAGTTGTTCTTCTTTGATTTGTGCCATTGTAATTAAATTTTATAGCCCAAATTTAAGAAATTTTTAAACGCGATTACTCTGCAATCGGATCTAAATGAAGCGTTACCTCTTTAGGCTGCGCTTTGATATCGATCACCTTTTGGATATTTTCCTGTAAGGCGGGTACATCAAGACCAGCTTCGAGCCAAGCAATTACGGTATCGTGATCGCCTTTTAGCGTATCCCAAGCGATGAATGAATCAGCAGCTGGTGCTTCAAGGTTTAGTGATCCGTAGAGGTCGTGAGAATGCTCGCCATCAATACCAACGTATCGCCAGTGAATGGTTGTGATTACATTTTCAAGACCGCTTTCTTCGTCTTGTACTTTAGCTTTTAAGCTGTCGATTGACCAGTGAAATGTCGTAGCCATAATTACTCAGCGATTTCAGGTTGTGCAATAGAAGCCTCATAAGCTGCAATCATATCCGCTGTCCAAACCGCATCTGCGATTGCTCTGACGTTATTCTCGTCTGCCTTATCCCAATCACCGCAAGATACTACGGTGCGCTCGAAAGCCTCAGATAGCTTAACCCCATCTTCTAAGATTTGATTAGAATAGCGAATCTGAATGTGTTTGAACTCAGAAACGATTTCGATTTTGTCTTGTACTTTTTGTTTTGTAAGTGCCATTTTTATTTATTTATACGAAATAAGTTAATGTAAATATAAATCCTGAATTGTTTTGAAGATTAGTGTTGTCTATATTTGTCTGAACGCCCGCATTAGTGGTTTCTCTAAATTTAATTACGGATGTGTTTTTTTCCCCCCAAGCCTGAATATAGTCTGCAAAACTTACATTGCTTAAATAACCAATCGACACCCCTGTATAATTTTCATCTCCACTCGCAATATTAAAAGGAAGCCCTGTTATTTCAAAACTTCCCGTTGAAGTTCCTTTGTTTGTTAATGTTAAAAGCCCCGTAACCGTAACCTGTCTGCCAATCTTTGTGTAAGAACCTGTATTGTCAGCATAAGTAACACCCGCAGAAGCACCACCAAAAGCAACACCCATAGTCCAAGTCCCTTCTTCGTAATCATCTAACGCATTAGCAGCAGCAGTATCACCGTTGAAGGTTATACCTCCTGAAGATAAGATGCGCATTCTTTCTGTTGGAGCAGATACCCCTGTAGATGTACCAAATGTTAAATAAGAAGCACCAAAGGCTGAATCAAATATAGATTTAACATAAGAAGAAACCCTTGCGGCACTAACATCTGATGTATAAAAATCTATACTACCCAATTCTTGAGAAGCAGCTACTGAGGTATCCGTATTGTATAGCTGTATAGTAGGGGTTTGATTTCTTACTTGTACTACACCGCTTGAGTCTATGAGCATACGTTCTGAAGGTGAACCTCCAACTGCTCCTGTGTAGAACTTCATTCCATCACCCCAAGAATACAATCTTGAACCTGAACTATCTGTAAGTATTCCAAAAGCAGGAGATGAGCCTCCATTATCACCCGCAGTTCTTGTAAAGTAAGCGGCAGAAGAACCAATATTTACTTCGAACTTACCTACAGGAGAAGAACTTCCTATACCTACACTACCGCTTGAATTAACTACTAAGGAATTATCATTAAAATTTGTAACTGCTATTTTAAAAGAATCAGCAGAATCGTCATATCCAACTCTAAATATTCTTGAAGGATTCATAAAATCAATAAACGAATCAGCCTCAGAAGTGTTCTCTAATTGTATAGCAGCAGTAGTTGAATCTTCAATATGAAGCACTCTTGCAGGACTACTCGTTCCTATTCCTACGTAACCCGCAGAAGATATGCGCATACGCTCTAAGCTGTTAGTATCAAATCTTATTAAGTTACCCGCACCACCACTTAATCCAAGACCATTAGAAGTTATATCGGAATAAGTTATTATTTCACTTCCCTTATTGTTTATTACAAAGGATTTGTTATTGTCATATCTCGTACCCATTAAGGTGTAATAAGTACTTGGCGCTGCACTTGATTCGTGTCTTATTAAATTAGCGTCAGATGCAGTACCCGTAAACCTAATAGAAAGAGGGTATCCCGTAGTTGCAGCTGCTGAAGCAGAACTTAAATTTGTTTCGCCTAACAAAACGCTAAGTTTTCCCGCAGGACTCGAAGTACCTACACCTAAATTACCGCTTGAGTCTATGCGCATACGTTCTCCGCTATTGGTGCTAAATGCGATATAGTCAGCACCTGAAGCGTTGCCTAAAATACCTACTGATGTACTGCCAAAGTATAAAGAAGAACCCGTTGAAACATTTATATTGCCCGCCACATCTAAGGCTTGAGCAGGACTCGAAGTTCCAATCCCTACATTACCGCTATCTCTTTCAATAGTTAATCTTTCAGTAAAACTCGCAGCACCTGTTTTGATATGGAACTTATTATCAGCACCATCATAAACTAATTCAGCACCATTTGTAGTTGGAGTTGAACTTTCACTAAGTCTAACTCCTGCATTAGCAGCAGCAGAATTTGTGTCGATTGAAAGATAAGCACCACTTGTATTTGATACATTTATATCTCCACCAACATCAAGACTTGATAACGTACCTACTGAAGTAATATTCGGTTGCGCTGCTGTGCTTAGTGTACCGCCTAAAGTAGTGGCTGATAATGTACCGCTTATTGATCCGCTATCTGCATTTAAATCGCCAATAACTAAATCACCTTTGGCGTATCCAGTGCCAGCAGTATCAACGCTTGAAGTCGGTTCAACTTCTAAGCCTTTAAATAGCTTGAATTTATCTGAATCACTGGCATCTTTAAATAGACCAGCGTATTTAGTCGTTACCCCTGCATCCAGCGAATAGTTCGCATAGAATCCAGTATCAACCGTATTGGCTGCGTTATCGTTAGCTAATTCAATCAGCGGATCTTTTACCGATAGCGTTTGAGTGTTCACCGTTGTGGTCGTTCCATTTACGGTTAGATCACCAGTTACAACAACGCTGCCTGAAATCGTACCGCCTGTTTTATCGTACTTGTTGGCGCTTAGATTCGTGATATCTGTTTCCATTGAATCCAAATCCACAGCCTGCGTAACGCTGATAAAGCCCACCTTTGTAGCATCTCCAGCTGGATAGCTATTCTTAGCGTTGTTTACAGCGATATCGCTTTCCATTGTATCAAGGTTTACCGCTTGAGTAACAGTGATATTATTGGTCTTAGCTTCAATCTGATTGATATCGGTTTGCGCTTGAGCCAGTCCGCTTTCAACTGTATCTAAGTTTACCGCTTGGGTAATTGTAATAAAATCAGTCTTGGTCTTAGCATCTGCAATATCAGATTCCATGGTATCCAAGTTCACCGCTTGTGTTACGGTGATATTGTCAGTCTTAGCCTCAATGGCGGTGATATCCCCTTTAGCAACGTTTACATCGCTTTCAAGAGTATCTAAATCAACTGGCTGCGTAACCGTTAAGAAGTCTGTTTTAGTCTTAGCAGCTGAAGCGTTTGAGGCTACTGTGTTCAAGTTTAATGCGCTTGAAATAGTAATGAAATCCGTTTTAGCTTCGATCGCTGTGATATCTGACTGGGCAGTTGCCAATCCGCTCTCAACGGTATCCAAATTAACCGCCTGAGAAATGGTGATAAAGTCGGTCTTAGTTTTAGCGCTAAGAATATCCGACTCCATTGTATCTAAATTCACAGCTTGGGTTACTGTGATGAAGTTTGTTTTTGCAGTTGCAACCGCAATATCTGATTCGATGGTATCTAAATCAACCGCCTGAGTTACGGTGATGAACCCAGCCTTGCTATTGATCGTATCTAAGTTTACAGCGCCAGTAACGGTGATAAAATCCGTTTTGGCTTCAATGGCGGTGATATCCGCTTGTGCAGTAGATAATCCGCTTCCAATATTTACGCCATCAACTGTAAGCGTTCCAGTGATTGCTACGCCATTTCCAGCAGTAGCCAGCGCAAGTGATGAATCATTCCCGCGACCATCGGTGATAACCAGTGGCGATGAAGTTAATACGTTTCCATCGGTTGTTTTGATTAACCCGTCAAAGGTGTCGCTAATCAGCGCGGTGTTTAAATCTAATCCCATTTATTTTCTATTTAGATACGTTTTTTATTTTCTCGTAAGTCCTAAATGCCCCAAGCCCAAGCATTCCCATTAGCACAGTCATCAAGTGATCCATTTGCAAAGCTGGCGGCATGAAGTCCTTTCCCATAGCAAAAATAATCAAATCGCGAAGAATGAAATTGTACAGCAATGCAACCCCGCAAATCCATCCAATAAAAGGTCGCCATCCCGCGACAAAAATTGAGCGGTGCTGCGCTTCGGCTTCGTTTATTTTAGTTTGCAGTTCTATGAGTTTCTCAGGGTCAAGTTCTTTGCCTTTGATCGCTTCACGAATATCTTTTGCAAGCATACCCACCGCGCTCGAGCCTTCGCTATTTCCTTTAAATAATTGAAGTAAAAATTTTAACATACTAATAAGTCCAAATTAAGAATGGCGGTTTGTCAGGATCGTTATCTACATGAATGAATGTTTTGGCGATCCCTATGCGATTGAATCCCGCCTTCATTAGTGAGTCAAGCAAATCCCAGCGATCTACGCTTGTGGTGCAAGCAAGGTCAGCGGCATAGCCTTTCAAGTGGCTTGAATTGGTTGATGCCTTATATCCTTTTTTTCTAAGTTCTTCGTTATAGTTTTCTGTACGAAAACCTGAAGTGATCGTGATCGGTTTACCATAGATTTCACGAGCAGCTTCGAGCATTTCAAGAAAGCCCTTGTCCATAAGTTGCCCTGATCCATCGGTATCGGGCGAATCAAACTCGCTGTATCTAAAATATTTCATCGACCTTGACCTTTGTATTTCTTTTTATAGTTCTTCGAAGTTTTCGATCTGCTGGTTTTAGTTTTAGCCACTACGCCCTTGCGTTTCTTTTTTGGCTTAGGTATAAAAACCGAAAAATTTGTTTTGCTGGTTTTAGCCATTTTACTTTTTAGTTTTGGCTATTTTTATAATCCCTTCTAATCTTTACCAAAATCGAGATTATGGTTAGCACTAATATTGAGAACTCAAGGTAAGGGTTTAGCAGTCTAAGCATTGAAACGCTAACGCCAGCGAGTGTAAGTCCGTAAAATCTCAAATCTTCCATTTTAGAGTTTTTGTATTCTGGTTGATAATTCAATGATTGCCTTAAAATAGGTGCTATCTAAGTCATCCACTTCAAGGTAATCTACTGATTCAACAGTTGTGGTATAAACCTTGAAACTGTAATCCGATAAATCAATGTAATCACCCTCTCTTTTTCGCAGTAAAAATACGATTTTAGAAACGATATCATTGACCTCGGTTTCCCCTCCGTCATCGCCATAATAAGCTGAAACGACTTCAATTCTTGTGCGGCAGTCAAGGTTGTAAAAAGTTCGGTTTTGATCCACTTCATTGTATCCTAAAGAATACACTCGGATATATGGCAGCACCGCATCGTTTGGTATCCTGTGGTAAATCGGAAGTGATACAGCGTAACGGAATGAGGCATCGCCCCACGTTACATTTTGAGCCGCCCAGTAAGTTGGTTTATAGCCTCGCGCTCTAACGACTTCGTTATACTGGCGTGCGTAAGCATCCCAATCAAGCAATACATCTTTCCACTGAAAGCCCTGAACGTTTCCAGCTTCGGTTGGAATATTCCCTTGAAGTCTATCTATTATCGCCTTGCGAATATATTTTTGGGCATCTCTCATGATATGGCTTTTTTGATTAAGCGCTCAAGGTCTGAATTTAGTTTTTGAAGCGCCTTGATTATCGCTGGTCTAAAATAAGGTTGCGCACCTTGATATCGCGTTCCGAATTCAACATATCCTGAGTAAGGTGCATTGGCAAATACCTCAACGCTTTTCCCGTCAGCTGATCGTTTAAATCCGATATTTTTTCTCAGGTTTCCTGTATCCACTGGCGCTTTTCTTTTAGCATCATTTGCAGCTTGCGCACCAGCTGCTTTAAGCGCCCCTGACAAGCCTTTCTGATCAATAGCACGCAGATCACTGACCTTCTTACGAAGTGCCTTTAAATCGCTTGAATCAATTTCAATCTTGTATTTCATCGGTACGCTACTTTTTCAATCTTCGTTGCAATGATTTTGATATACTGGTCATCAACGTGTTCGAATTTGTTATTGAATCGATAGCGGTTTGTTTCGCCTTCTATTTGCAGAATATCGTTGTCGAGAATGTTCTCAGCGGTCTTTTTGCGAATGATAAACTCGCTTTCAATATAGTGCCTGCGCTGACCATCTTGAAATCCAATATCGCCTTTGAGTTCGGTTTGTTTTGCCCATATCGTTTTCACCACTTGCTCGGTTGAGAAATTACCACCGTATCCATCGGCAGTTTTAACTTGGCGAATCACCTGAAGGCGTGTACTTAATTTTCCCGCATCCATTAGATATACACTTCTTTAAATGGGTTCAGAATAGTGCGAACGTTGATCGGAAGCGTTGTGGCGATTGTGCCTGTTACGAACTCTGTACGGTTATCGTAAAGCGTTGAGCAAAGGATAAAGATTGCGGTTTTGATTTCCGCATCGGTTAGCCCCTGTGTGATATAGTTAATCTTAACGTCTTTGGCTGGTGCTTGGTTTAGTACCAGTTCATCGTTGCCCACTCCTTTCATGGTGTAATCCGCAGCTGACCCTTCAACGGTTACTGTAACAATCGAAGCCACTGGCGCGAATGGTAAGCGAATGGGTGCTTGCTGGTCTGCGTAGAAATAGTTTGAGTTGTGATCTACGGTTTTGTAGTACACAGTTCTATTCTTAGCGATAATATCGCGGCTGAGATAATTCTCGCACCAGCTGTGAGCGGTTGAAATTATGGTTGCAAGCAATACGTCATCTGCTGTGGTTTCAATTCTAACGTAATCTTTTACTTGCTGAAGCGTAACAATTTCAGAGCCAGTTACGCTATTAACGATCATATTCGCCATACTAAAAACTTTTGAAACAAAGGTAAAAAAAAAGCGCCACCCCATTTCTGAGGCAGCGCCCTTCGCAAAACAATGAAAAACAATCCCTAAAGATCGAAGGCAAAGTTATTGAAATGTTTTTTATACTTGCCTTCAGGGTGTAAGCGGTAACTCTTTTTGGGTTGGTCGTATTTAAAAACGAAAAAGCCCTGAAACTCGTGAACGTACAGGGCTATATAATCGATTTCACCGACTTTATACATTTGGTTATTCGATTTGTAAATCATTACATTGACCGACTTTTGCTGCTCTCTTGGCGGCTGGGCTGATGCCTTGACTTGAACTTTGATAAGGCGATCACCAGTATCAATGATCATATCATAAATGCTCGTATGCTTTAATGGCATAGAAACATCATAGCCGCGTTCCATACATTTAACAGCAAAAAGATATTCGGCGTGAGCGCCAAATCGCCCTTGATCCATGACTAAATATAGTCAAAAATCTAAAGGCGTGGGTTTTAGCTTATCGCATATCGGCTTTCCAGCACGACCAGCTGCAATATGTGCGCCCGATCGGTATTTGCTTTTCGCAGTGCTGGCAATAGTTTTCATCGCCTTCTATACCATAGAAGTCATCCATTTGCCCTTGATAGTATTCAAATGCCATCTTATACAAGTTTTTGTTCACGAGCAAACATCATATTAGCTTGCAGGTAAAAGTTCCTAAAATCGCTTTCTAAGACCTCCTTTAGCCCTCTGTAAGCAACTCCTGTTACATCGGTTGGTTGCGGATAGTTAAAGTACGCCCAGCTGTAAAGTTCCAAGTCCGCCATTACTTGAATGGCATTTTTGTGGATTCGTGTTTCACGCTTGGCAATCTTTTCGATTATTTCGTCTATGAAATTATGCAGATTGTGAGCGCTTTCCACTTGCTTGATATTTTCTTCAATTTGGCGAAGCACCTCACGCTTGATTCGGTTTAAGTTTTCCATTGCTTAGTAATTAAAAAATTGATCTGTGATTTTAGGTATTGCTCGGATCGCATCCGCTTTTAAACGGTACATATCCTGATAAGGCATCTGCGGGTAAATGTTATGATTATCCTCAATAAACCACCAACCATAATGGCGGGTGATTTCCCATACCACTGTGAGCGAGTTCATGCGGTAATGATTCTCGTTGATCTTTATCGGTTTCATTAGGCAAAAAAGATATGATAAACAACCAGTGCGCCAAATATAAAGAACAAGGCGATTGTTGAAATTGTACTTAGCTTTTCAGCTACTTGAATTGATTTTCTGTGGTAATAGTCAAAGTTTTTCATTGCTTTTATATTTAGATTTAAGAATAAGTTTCGATAAAGTGTTTTGCCATTTCTGAAGCCTCTCGCTTAGTGTACCATATCTGATCCTCATCTCCGAAAACCTCATTCTGAAGTTTCTCGTCTTGGAAGTCGATCACCCATTTAAGTTCTCCATCTAATTCAGGCTCGTGGCTCACTGTGAACTCTTGTCCTTGGTGTTGATCTTTGTAGTAACCTTTTGCGATTCGTTTCATTGTTTGCTTGTTTTGTTACACCAAATATAAAAAGATTTTTTTAATCAATGCAAATTTTTTTTCAATTTATTTTTAGTTCGGTGATTACGTTCACCAAATATTAATGTTTTCGGTGAATAGCAAAATCTTTACATAACTGTTTCCATTTGTAAAGAAATCGCTGAAATCTTTACATAGCGTTTCCGAGTTTTTTATTTACCCTCGTTATGCGAACAAGTGTAAGTATTACCCATAAAAAAACCCCACCAAATGGCGGGGCTTTCATTATCTAACTAAATCGTTAGTCTTATGGAGTTTCAAGTGCAGCTTTAGCAGTTGAGAACGTTCCAGTAACCACAGCGTTAGGCTGATATACAGAGTGAGCAAGGCGCTCTTGAACTCTTACAGTAACGAAGTAGTCGCGGAAGTTGGTGCTATCCTCTCTTGAGAATTCAACAGCTAAATTCTCACGAATCCAAAGCTGAGAAGCTACGCCTAAATCACCTACCAAGAAAGTACCAGCTGTAACAGCTGTGTTGATAGTTACAGGAATGCCCATGATAGTAGGCTGAAGTCCTGAATAGATTTGCTGACGTAGGTACTCGTTAGCAGTTGATTTCAACAATACGATCTTGTGAAGATCGGTTGGGTTCAAAAGAATTGAAGAAGCTGAATAGTTGTTAAGGTTCAACTGATTCATTGCAGCTACAAGAACATCGTACTCGTTAGCAGCTTCAACAGCACCAGCGAAAGCACCAGCAGCGAAAGCAGCTGAGTTTCCAGCAGTGAAGAAACCATCTAATTGGTTTGATGCGCCAGTTCCGTTAAGGATTTGGTTATCCTCTACTGAAAGCACTTTGCCAGGTACACGAGCAGAAAGGTAAGCAGTAAGTTGAGGTGTATCGTTAAGCATCTCCTCAGTAATTCTCATGAATGTACCAAGTTTCTCAACGTTTACTGATACCGCAGTGATATCGAAGTCAGACTGACCAACAGCAGTTCCACCAGCAGCAACTCCAGCACCGTCATCGTAAGCGCTTTCTTTAGGGAAGCGAATAACGTTACCGTCAGTTGATCCAAGAGGAATAAGCGAACGAATGTGTACGCTTCTTGATGGGTCGAATTTGAATTGAGGTACTACTGTTTCAGCAGCTACAACTCCAGTGTAAGAGTTGGCGATTGTCATATCAGCAGCTTTGATCTCGAAAGAAGAACGGCTTGAATTACCTTTTCTTACTTGCTCGATAGCACCTTCGTTGATCATTGACTCAAGGGCTGATTTCAATGAACGTGGTGCAGCGTTAGAAGCTGATTTTTTTGAAGCTACTTCCATAGCATCAAGACGCTCGTATAGTTCTCTGTGTTTTTCTGTAAGGGCGTTCACCTCGCCTTTAAGAACGGTGTCTATTTGACCTTTAGCGTTCTCTAAAACCTGACCATTCGCTTTTTCGATTTTGGCATCGATAACCTCAGCGATTTGATCAAGTTGGTTTTTAATTTGATCGCTCATTTTAATGTGAGATTTTTTTTAATAAATAATTTAAAGGGTCGAATGCCTCATCTGCTTTTACCTCAACCGGCTCAGTAACCTCAATTTCAGTTGGCTGAGTGGCGTTTGTGAAGTCCAAGAAATAAGACTTTAATTTTTGTATTTCTGATTCGAGTGCATACCCGAGTTCATCCGATATTTCGCCTTTACGAATTAGGCGCGCAATGCGATCGTAACGCTTTGCCACCTTTTCCATATCCACGTTGCCTTTAACATCCAAGATCATTGCCTGATCATTGGCGGCTAAAGTAACCGCAGAAACTTCGTAAAGTTTTACTTCTGATATTTCGCGATAGTCGCCTTTCATTTCACGCTGGATTGGCATAATACCCACCGAGTTCTCGGTGATCACTCCAGCCTTCATTAATTCAATCACGTCTTTACCAAGCTGCGTCTTTGGTATTTCAGCCTCGAAGATTAATCCTTTAGCATCTTCTTCAAGGTGAATCATTTTACCAAGTGGCTTTTCAAGGTCGTGCTGATACAAGTATTTGATTCGGCTTCTGTTTTCCTGAATCGTTTTCTTGTAAGCGCCTCGCATGATAATATCCCCATCGCTGTCGATATTACCAAAAACTGAAGCGTAGCCTTTTACAATCCCCGCCTTTTCATCGGCATCGATTACATCGCCCAGCTGGGTTGTTTTGTAAATAAGTCTATTCATATCGCAAAAATAATTATTTCAAAATTACTCATTTTCTAATACCTCGCCAGCAATCGCAAATCCTATACTTGAAACAAGCGCGCCACCGTTAATATTATCTTCTATTTCTTCAACTGCGCCCAGTGGCATCGTTAGTATGGTGCATCGGCAGTTAATACGATTCTTTGCTGAGGCGCTTGGATCACTTGGAAACTTCAAGTATTCGCCACCTACATAAAAGGGCTGGTCGGCTGCTACGCGCTGTCCATCAGCTTCGCGGTGTGCTGGGCGTTCCCTTCCATCAATCGCAGTGAGCCATTCCTTTTCATAACCATCTGATCCGAATAAATCATTGGCGGTTTGAGTAGCTGCGTAATTAGCTGCGGTTGTGCTTTCTGTTCTTACAAGGCGCATCGCTTGGTTTCTTGAGTAGCCTGTGAACTGGTTGCGCAGTATTCTTTGCGCTTGGCGTTCGTTAAGGCTTTGGAAGTCAGGATCAGTCATTAAGCGTTTAAGCACGCCCTGAAGTTCCTTTTTGCGGTTTCCTGATACCAGTGTTACCTTGTCGGCTGCGAAGCGTTGCCCGAAAGCTGCAAATGTTTCACGCCAGTTGGCTTGGCTCTGCTGTTTGACGATATACTTTTCGAAGTTGTTTTGATACCAAAGGGCGATTTGAACGCCCACGCTGCTAAATAAATTGATATAGAGGTCGGTGATATCACGATCTAAAAACAAGCCATCGAAGCCCGTTATTTTGCCCGTAGCAATGAATTCATCAACGCCTTTGAAGTTTTCTCTTTTGAAGTACGCAAACCACTTTTTAAACTCGCGGTTTTCGGCAATCTTTATTTGGCGATCCCACGCTTTGATAAAATCATCACGCTTAATCTTCTGCGTTGTGATACGCAATGCCTTTTGTTGTTTGTTGGCATCCTCGTAAAGTGTTCGGTATACCGCAAAGCGCTGCTCGACCGTATCGAACTCGATCTCCATTTCAGGATCGAACGGGCAGTACTCTAAGAAGTCTGCAAGGCTTTCACCCGCTTTCGGCTTTGGTAAAGGCATTATTACTCGTTTTCTACAATATCGCTAACGTATCGGTACATCGAAGTACCGCCCCAAAGATTCCACGCAACGTACCCGTTGTCTTTCCAAGGTTCATCGCGGTATTCTTCGGCAATCACTTCATTGCCTTCGTGGCGTGAAAAGAATGAATAAATGCGGTTAATCGTTTCGCGATCAAGCGGTCTGCGTTCAGCTAATTGGCGAGCGCGTGCAAGCCCTGTTTCAGTTCCGCCCTGTACTACATCACGACCGTATTTATCAATCCAGTCCAGCATCCTTTGAGCGTTGTTTGATGCGCTTTGAGGATAGCCAGTGTATTCTTGTTTCTTTGTTTTCTCTTTGCTTGATAACGGGTGTTCTTCAGGCAATAAATCGGTATCGTAAGCTGCGCCTCTGAATCGACCATTGCGAAGTGCATAAAGCAACCCGTTTACCCTTGCATACGCCCACTGTTCTTCGCTGGTTACAGTTGGTCTAACTGACTGAGGGTTTGTGCGGTAAGCACCAACGCCACGTCTAAATGATTCCGCAAGCATTCCATAAGTCGCACGCTTGGCTGGATCATCACCATGTTCATCGTTGTGTTCATCAACCTTATTGCGCAATCCTCGCTCAATGGCGGGGCTTATTTCGGGCTGTTTGGTCAAAAAAAAACCCTTAGTCGCAGCAATGTATTCTTCGTGGCTCTCAAAAGGCATATAGACTGTTTCGCCATCGTCAGTCATGTGCGTATGA